CTACGATAACCGCGCATTCAACATAGCTACCTGTTCGTCGTTCATGTCATCAATCCACATACCGTAAATTTCATACACCATTTGCGCAGTTTCATGCCCCATCTGGCTGGCTATAAATGCCGGGTTCGCTCCTGCCGTCAACAGCCAGCAGGCAAAAGTATGTCGCGTATGGTACGGATTACGGCGGCGAATACCAGCACGTTTTACTGCTGCATTCCATCTCGCACCCAAACTGCTTACCGAGTAATAAGGTTTCTGTTTTCCGTTACACACCCTGGGCATGAAAACAAAATGCAGTTTTTGCTTTTCGGTTCTGCCGTACTCCCGATGATAAAAAGTGATTTCGATTTTGCGATGATGCCCGGTCAGTTTGTATTGCTCCTTCAGTGCTTCAAGAGCCGGCTGCAGTAATGTTACCGTCCGGATCCCGGCATTTGTTTTTGGGGGACCGAACATATCAAGTATCGTCAGGTTTCTTCTGACATTCACAATTCCTTTCTCGAAATCCACATCCTCCCACGCCAGAGCTGCCAGTTCCCCGTGACGAAGCCCGGAGTAAACGGCAAATTTCCACAAGTTTTGGCTCTGTCCTTTTTCACTTTCCATTAATGCATTGAATTCTGTTTTAGATAACGGGTCAGGCTTTATTTTGTTTCGCTGTAATTTTTTTACTCCTTCAAATGGTTTGGTTGATATAAATCCCGACTGATACGCAAAACGTAACAACGAACAGAGCAGGGCGATATAGTTATCAACTGTGCGCACGGTTCTTCCTTTTTTGTTGGATCTTGGATTATCCAGGTAAAGCGTTTCTCCATGCAGCAGTTCATTTCGGTAGTTTAAGATATCGCTATAACGAATATGTGATATCGGGGTACTCTCACAAATTATTATTCTGAGTGTTTTTAATTGTGATTTCGTTTTCTTCATTGTGTTTGTTGTTAACTCTGTCTCTTTAATTTTTGTCCAGATATCACAAAGCTCCCCGAACGTTTTTATGACCCTCGTTGTCACCATTTTTGCCCCAGTGCTGGACTGGGGAAAACGTCTTAAATACTCAAATTCACCGGAGTTGATTTCATGAACTATCAACGCTCTTAAATTCCCGGCCTTTTTAATGTTACTGTTAGTAACCTCCCAGCCTTTCAATGTTTCCCGACATCGTTTTCCTCGAAACATGAACCAGATGCGAATGTATTTACCTCGAATCTCGACACCTGTTGGTAATTTAGACATATCATGAGTCTTTGATAAACTGATTTATCTTTGGATAGTTGTACCAGATAATCCCTCGCTTGCTGTCTGGCTTACCTAAAGGAGATACTCGTTTGAAGTGAAAGCCTTCCACCCAGCAATTCTGACGGTATGCTTCAATTTGTCTGGCCCCCAGACCAGTACGAAGCATCAGACCGTATTCAACCATCCACTCTTCATTAAAAATCACTTGTGCCATCGCATCACCTCTGGCGGGCGACAATATTAGACTGAAATTGACGCCCGACGTTGATTATTAATAATCAGCTATGAAGTTTTAATTTGAATACAATGCAACTCACGAGGACAGAAGTTTCTCGCAATTAAAATTTATCAGTTTTACTTTCTGCTCTCTGGAAACGCCTGCTTCTTTTTTACCTGAGAGCATTTTTTCGCATTCTGATTTCGTTAGTTTAGATTTTGAATATCTTGTCCAGTTAGTAGGAGTGCCACCTTCCTTTTCAATAGTGGCGGTAATTTTATACATGAACACCTCCATTATCATTTCCAGTGGTTCGTTTATTCCATCTTTCGAGTGCTTCTTTTTCACTTCCACCATAACCGGTTCGGGATTCGCATCCGTTACACTTCGCTCGGTAATATCCTGAAATAGCTTTAACCGTTACTGATGGACAACCACAAAACGGACATGGTTTGACTTTTTCATACCGCATTGTCTTTTCTCTCATATGATAAAATTTTGTGATGGCGGTGAGGCTACACCGCCAAAGTCAATATTAGGAGTCGATATATTTTGGTTTCATATCTGTCAGTGTCGTTTTATACGCCTCATATAATTCACCCAGATGTGGTCGAGCAGCATTCAGCGTATTTTCCAGAGCAGTAAATTTTTGTTCTGCTTCTGGATCACCTGATGAAGGCAGGTCATTTATCATCTTCTCGATACTGGCAATAGCATTGAGACGGTGATGACGCCGAACCACTTTTCCTTTAAGCTCGGCAAAGAATTCGCCGATCTGGTTTTTCTGATCCTCTATCTCTTGGCGTAATGCAGTGGTTTCCTCAGTCGTGGCCGCGCTTTCGACACGCTGCCGGAATTCATCAATCCACGCTTCGTCAATACGCTGTTCGATGGTTTCTGTTCGCTGCTCGCTTACCTCTCTATAATTCTGTACCGGCACAGGATTGATGATTTTTTCCTGTGGCTCTTCCAGTTCGTCCGGGGTATACACGCCCAGGATGACGTCAGGACAATAAAGGCGAGCCCAGTATTTCAACGCCAGATAGGCGAGCTGTTGTTTCGGGTTTGAGGTCCATAAAGGAGAATTACGCGTAATCACGCTGGAAAGAAACACCGGTTCTCCCCAGGTAATCTCACTTTCACCGCGAAGAACTGCACCAACTCGAACTGATAGACCATACTCATCTTCACTGGTCCAACATGGGATCGTTTCTTTTTTCTCATAGATTCCGCCTCCTTTGGCCGTTTTCTTAACGGTCTCCACTCGGGTGCGAGAGCATTTCTCCCAGTCTCCCTCGTACTTGTAATGGAAGCGGCCTACAATTGCACTTGAGCTAGAGATCACAGCGTTAACAAGTTGTGCTTCATAACCCAGAACTCCGTTTACCAGGTGTGTTTTCTGAGCCACAGCGTAGGGGTTCATGCCCCATTGCATGGCTTGCATGATGATTGCCATGCAGTCGGCAGGTTTTCCTCGAAGGTGATCGGGAACTGTGACGGTGGCCTGTGACATCAACCCGGCTACTTCCTGAAGTTGCGTCAACGCCTGAACGTTAAAAATAGTGTTACTGGCAGAAATGGTATTTGGTGTCTGCTCTGTCGTGATGATATTGGTATTTTGCATGGTCAGGTTCTCCATTAAGCCAGATGCAGTGCTTCAAGACGACGAAGATCAAAGTCGTTTAATTCGTCGGTATAACTTTCGGTAATCGGTGCTGGCCAGTTGTTTGTCTCTAGGGCTTCGTTTATCTGGCGTAGCGTCCGGCGATATTCCTGTCGACCAAGTTCCAGGAGTTCCTGCGAGGCTTCCACGACTGCCACCCAGTGATAGCCAACATCTTTGTTGACGAAGATCCAGAAAAATTTGTCCAGGTTTGCCACATCACAATACATTGCGGCGCTGAGGTGATAATCACGCTCAATAATTTCACGGTGCAGGCGATCTTTCAGTCGTTCCTGTCGCACATAACCGAGGCTGACTGACTTCACGTCGGCGCAAATGCTTTCGTATTGCAGCCGGATTTCGATATCAGGACGGACCCTGATTTCCAGCCCGGTTTCTTCATCAAACCCGAAATAGCTGATTTCAGATTTGCGATCCGGGTGGTTGAGTAGTCTTGCCGCGTCAGTATTGTTTTGCAGTGCCGCGTGAATATTTTTTGCCTGTTCATACATATCTGGACTGATAAACGTTTTTCCTGCATTTTCTTCTTGCTGGCGTTTTTGCCAGTCCTCCAGTGTTACCAGTTTCGGGCGAATTTTCCGGGCGATTTCGGTTAATTGCTCTTTTGTGCCACTGATGTTGTAAGGCAACGATTTAGCACGTTCTTTTTTTGCCAGTTCTGGATCTACAGTTTCAATTTGCTCCAGAAGCTGCTCCCGTGTTCCACTGGTTTTCAGCAGAGGAGGGAGGCTTGCGTTGTATTCTTTAATACAGGCTTTCATTGCTGATGCTGTGTGTTTTTCCCCCTCAGGAATACGCCGAAATTCCTCCGGAAGCGAACCGTAAAGGATGCCTGTTTCTTCGGCCCCAGCGCTTACTGACAGTGGCTGTATAAGAGTGCTGTTGTAGCTTTCGATCCACTCTTTCATCTGCTCTGGTGTCATCAGTGATGGCAGACTGGCATTGTGTTTTTTAATGATGGTGATCAGTTCGTTAGAAGTAGTAACCACATATTCAGGAACCGGTACCGGAATGGCATATTCATCAGCGAATTTATCCGTTTCCAGAACATAGCTGTGAATGATCCGCCCACGCAGCAATGCATCACTTTCCTCGTTCGGAATAGTTCCGGCAATGTGCCGCCCGTGGTAATACATCAGACTGATGCGGGCATCCTTCAGCATTGTGCTGCTTATTCCGTTGGCGGAGTGATAAACCTCGTTCGGGAGGTTTTCATAGCGGCCAGGCTCGAAATATGACGGCCACATGATTTCAGTTGCTACATGAGCTGACGCTTCACCAGTTTCATCACTGCAATCGTGATGCGGATGGTTGCCAGCGTTCTCCTTGTGCGGATGTTCAGCGCCTTCCATTTCCTCCGGATCATTTTCCTTAGCTTCAACCTGATTCTCTTCATCGAATGTTTCCTGGTATGTTGCGTCGCCCATCACCGCACCACAGTCAGGGCAGTTATCCCCGCCAGTCTGACCGCAGGCATTGCAGACTATTTCCGGTTTCTGTTGCACTACTGGTTCAGGTTGTTTCACATCCGGGCTGGTTTTTACAGTTTCTGGCGTGTTTTGTTCCGTTTCTGGCTGGTTCTGGTACACAGAGTCGCGAGTCTGGATCCCCTTTACCCATTTCGGATCGTTCGGGTCGCTAATCCCTTCAACGAACTCACCACGCGAAGCAGCCAGTAATTTGTCTGCATCGACAGGATTTTTGGGCGGAATGTTTTTCCGTGTTTCATGGAGTTCTGCCCGCAGTTTCTGATATTTTTCATCAACAGAATTTACCTGTGACTGAGCATCCAGCGGCTGCGTGTCCTGATGATGTTCAGTTGCATCCGGTTCCACTGTTTCAGCCGTTGCCTGTTCATCTGCCATTGCGCAATATGGTTGCGGTTTTTCTTCATCATCCTGTTTTTCTTCTTCTGTTACACGCTGCGGCATCGGGGCAGAGGAACGACCGCAGGCAATATCCACGATTTCCGGATCAGGGTTGGCATGATCAGTTTCAGTCAGTACTTTGTTCAGATATTCAGTGACGTGCGCGGGGATGACCTCGATCCCAATTGGTGCTTCTTTCACGGACGCAACCACGATGGCGCGGGAATAATCCAGCCCGCCAGGCATGGTGATGAATTTGTCGCGGAAAACAGAAAAGGGCGGTTTATTTTCAGCGATAATTTCCTCAATGCGTTTAGCGTGTGCCGGATGAAGGTTATAGATGTCCACGTCCATTGAACGGGCCAGAATGCCAGTGGCTACGTCGCGGGCCAGCGACGCCTGATCATGAACGAAACCTTCGCCGCGATCGGTAAGGTTCCCGCCGCCTGCATTAGCACCGGAATCTGTGCGAGTGATGCGTGAAACACGATTCCCTTTTCGCCATTCTTTTGTTAGAAGACCGCGATCAATGTGTTCGGTGTCCAGCCAGGCTGAAATGAAATTCTTAAATTCATAGGGCTGATGTTTTTTCGTGATAGAGAAAACTGCCTTAATTGCATCAGTCAGGCGGAGCAGGGCGGCATTATCCAGAGTTGTCGGTTCTGCCATGCCGCGTATGGCCAACAGCAGATTCTGGACATAGCTGTTTTCCTGATCCATCTCAAGAGCGGTAATGTGTTCGCGTTGTTTACGGGTGGCATGATGCAGGTATTTCCGATCCCCGGCCGCATACGTAAAAATGTGCAGAAGACGCTGTGTGAACCGCAAAGTGGCTACAGAGACTTCGCAATCCTGGCAATCCCCGTGGGCGTCTGCCTGCGCGTTTTCTTCCAGGCCTCCCGCCAGTTCTTTGGTTTCCTGAGCATTATCCTGGTGGTGAACGTCGTCTGGTGCTGCTCCCGGTTTTAGTTCCCAGGTCATGGAGTCTTTGCTGAGTTGATAGCGTTCACTCCAGGTAAAATCGATCTCACCTTCAGGGGGCAGGTCATTAACGACAGGAAAATTCGTGGCAACAGCTTTAAAATAGTTGCTCAGTTTTTTACCTGACTTAACGATCAGGTAGTCCAGAGTGGCACAGGTTGATTCAAAATCGTCGCTTGCCCACAGGACGACGTCAGGCTCACCGGATGATTTTTTCGCTTTCCGTAAAAGGAAGAGTGGTTTTGTGCTCATTGTTTTTTAACCTCAACTCAGATTAAAATTCGTTTTGTTCAGTGAATGATCTTGCCGGATACACACTGTTCATAGCCTGCGCCATACGCAGGCTATTTCTTTCAGATTTCACCGTTTAATTTCATTGCAATCAGAGTTGCCAGAAATCCGGCTTTTTTTTCTGCGGGCAGATTCTTTCCGATGTGAACCAGGCACATTTTTGTGACACCTTCATCAAGTGTTTTTACGTTGCCTGATGGACCATCGATATCAACCACAGTGAATGGGGTTTCTTTATTTTTTGTTTTAATTACGTAGCCAATGCGCTTTCCTTCCAGATTCACCTCGTGAACAATGTCATCGGTAGTTACAACAGTGGTTTCATAATTGGTAATCATGTTTTTCTCCTGAATTAAGGTTGAGCGAATCCCTGCCATTTCTGGCATAAATTCAGTTTCGAATAGTCAATTAATTAAAGTTCGTGTGCCATCTGGTCTTTTTCGGCACAAGCTTCACTGCAATATTTTCTCGGTTCGTCTTTTGATAAAGTCCCGTGCATGAAGTGAAGCATTCTTTCTATAGTTTTGCTTTCTTCAACGTCTTTTTTGCAAAGGTGGTAAGCACATTTTATTTTCTTAGTCGTCACCATGACTCCGCCTTTACAGGTAAACCATCACGACCGAGGAAGACTTTAATCATGCAGTCAGTAATGCATGTTTTTGTAGTTAGGCTACGAATATAAAGTTTTCGCTTTTTAATATTGTTTGCCGAGGCAATATATGTCCGGCCTTCATGAAGAACATAATCGCCAGGAGTCACGCACTGGCGTGGTATTTCATCGGTTCCGAAGTGATGAGCAATCATAATTATCTCCTTAATAAATTTGTCGTATTAAGAAAATTCCAGAAAACTATTTAATACTCAGCAACTGCTCGACGGTCATGTTTTTAATTGCGCTTCGGTTTACAAGAGTCCAGCCCTGTTTCTCCAGATAAAGGCGGAAAGTGTCTAGGGTACAGACGAGAGCGTCATCAGGAACGGTTTCAGTGAATTCGACGTTGCCGAATTTGTCGAAGCGAACAACCAGAGTGCGCCCATCGCCCGGAATGATTTTGTTTGTGGGAGTGGTATTATTCTGGCGTAGTTCTGCTTCCATGCGGTCGAACTCAGCGATGTAGGCCTCTTTGAATGCAGCGGCTTTTTTGCCAGTGAAGCCCATCACCAGGAAAACGAAGCCGTTTTTGGTGATCTGGTAGGCATTATAGGAATTGCCGCGATGTTCGAATTTAACCCGCGAAAAGTTGCTGGTTAAAAAATATTCAGAGCATTCGAGGGATTCTATTTTTTGGACAACATGATGATGTTGCTTGCCAAAAAACTCTGCGATCGCAATGGATGTAGTTACAGCGCGACCGTTTTCGATGGTTACGTCAGGGTGAGAAAGGGTAGGGATAGTAGTCATAATGACAGCCTCGATAGTCAGTTTAAATAACTCACCACCAAGGTTTTCCACGACCATAAGGGTGGTGAGACGTACAGGGGTGGAAATACCGGCGACTACCGAAACCGGCCAGCTTTGCGGCTGCCCTGCACGCCCCACCATAATCTGAATGTGGCTGTGCATTACGCATAAAAAAACCGCCTGAGCGCGGTTATGCGCGGTAATCATCATCGGGTTTCCACGCCCGGCACCCGTTTTATAAGGTGCAGGTGCACTATAATTCCACCCGTTCTGGTTTTCAATAGCTACATTCAACATTTTCTCTCACCTTTCATCACCGAAGTGAATTTTGTCGATGCGATGCCTGGTGCCTCCAGGTGACGTTAACCAGTTAACAATTAACGCCGGATAATCCACCCATAACACAGATGCTTTTAACTGTTCCGCGTGCGCTTAGCCGCATTCACCGCATCACAAAATTCACTTTAAAAAGGGCGGACATCAGCCGAACTTCAAGAAAAAAAATGATGCCGCCAAGACTACACACAGCAATGTCGTTATTTACAACCGGAGGCGCACTCCCACCATTTAAATTTCACAGACAAGACAGACTCTTTATGAATATCGGAAGTGCGCCTTCGTGTTGTATGCCTGTCTTTTTACCACTTCAGGCTCGGTGGTATACTGGAGTTCTCACACAACCAGTAAGGAATTGCTTATGCCTATTCAATCTCAACACAAAAATATTGATTATCTTTCCGCCAGATTAGAGGCTACCGCGCTTGTTCTTGAAGAACTTGTTAAACTTCTTACGCCAGAGCAGCGTGAAAAACTGAATCTGGCAATTGCGGGGCGTTGCCCGGGCGTGAAAAATGCATCTCTCAGGAATAGAAATTCTCCCGCATATCAATTATTACAGTTCATCAACGATGGCGTCGGCAGCAGCGATTAATTTTTCTAATGCCTCTTCGACATGATAATTGTATGGTTGTAGTGACCTGAGATCTGTAATTGCATCAGCCAGGTTTTGTGCCATTACGGCTGGTGCGATTTTTTTTGCTACTGATACCCGGCTGGCGAGTTCCAGTGCGAGACGTGCCTGCCTTGGAGTTAGCTCTCTTTCCTTTGCCATTGTTGATGCCTGTACAGACAATTCATACGCCAGACAAAATACAGCATTATTAGTTTCTAGCGGGTCAATACCCTGAGTAAATGTCATCTTATATCTCCCCTTAACGCCGGGTGGCGGAACTAAAACCTACAGCGCCGTGCTGCTTCTGCAATAATATTAGTTATATTCATATGAGTAATCAACACAAATATGCATTTTGTTGATAAAAATGTACTATCGTAATGAAATTTTTAGTGTTTTTTTTGATAAAAAAGTAAGGTGAGGGAGCTGAGGGGACAAAAAAACCGCCAAAAATGGCGGTTTAGTTACGAGGTTACGGGAGCTATTTCTTCATGCGTTTCTGAGCTGCCAGCATCTTTTCAAACGCTTCTTTGTAGAGTTCATTTTGACCTTTAAGCCTTTCGATTAGTTTTGCTTTTTCTGATTCGGGAAGGATTTCAAAAAGATCCAGTAAATCAGCTTGTTGCTTGTTAACCATCCGCCAACCTTCGCCTTCGAAACTTTCGTCATAAGTTCCTGAGGAACGGACGTAATTCATCAGATCAGCTAAATCAGGCCTCAACTCTTCAGGCTTAACTCTTAGTAATACAGCGAATTTTAATGCTGCATCAGTGTTTAGTGGAGCCTTTCCGTTGAGATAGTGGCTAACTGTGGATTGAGTCTCAAAGCCCATTAGCTCAGCAGCAAGCTCCTGAGTCAGTTTGAGCTCTCTTTTTTTGGCATCCCAGACTGCGCGCAGACGCTGCGTAGCTTCTGGCGATGCGATTTCTTCGCGTTTTCTTCTCATACCACCATCTTATGAACACAACTCATAAACTCAAACTGATATAGGCATTGATAATTTAAATTAATATAGTTAATATTTTGACAGGCATTACTAAGGTGACCCTTATGACATTAGATGAATATTTGAAAAAAAATCGTGTACGACAGTCTTGTTTGGCCGTACTCGCTGGTTGTTCGCAATCGATGATTAGCCTCGTAGCTACTGGCCGTAGTCAGTTAAGCCCCGAAAAGGTATTGCGTATCGCGGAGGCTACGAATTTCGAGGTTACACCTCATGAACTTCGGCCTGATATCTACCCGAATCCGACCGATGGTTTACCTGTTGGATGTAAAGCTAACACACAAAATGCACAGGAGTTGATTCATGAAAATCAGGCATGAGCACATTGAATCAGTGCTGTTAGCCCTGGCCGCTGAAAAAGGGCAGGCATGGGTAGCCAATGCAATTACTGAAGAATATCTGCGCCAGGGGGGCGGCGAATTGCCCCTGGTACCAGGCAAGGACTGGAACAATCAGCAGAATATCTATCACCGTTGGTTGAAAGGTGAAACGAAAGCGCAAAGGGAAAAAATTCAGAAACTGATCCCTGCGGTTCTGGCAATTCTTCCGCGCGAGCTGCGTCACCGACTCTGCATCTTCGATACCCTGGAACGCCGTGCATTACTGGCGGCGCAGGAAGCGTTGAGTACGGCAATTGATGCGCATGATGATGCAGTCCAGGCCGTTTACCGGAAAGCACATTTCAGCGGCGGCGGTTCGTCCGGCGATTCTGTTGTTGTTCATTAAGTGAATAGGGTAACTAACAATGAAAATCAAACCGTTTATCAATGCTGGAAATCTTACTCCCGGCGAACTACGAGACTGGATCCTGAAACTTGCAAAAAATGCAGAAATTGCGGGTTGGGGTACAGAAACTTCGGTTCGGAAGCTTCAGAGCGCAGAACTTAGCCTGCGTTCAGTTATGGACGATTTATCCCCAAGAATTAATTTTCTGGGGTCAGAGCAAATAATTCGTTCGGAAGATCACTCCAGCGAAGTTGCGGAAGTTCTGAATACTCTGAGGATAACTTTTGCTGCCGTTCGCGATATTCAACGAACCATTCTCTCATTGATTTCTCAGCTTCAAGAAATTGATAGTCGCATTCCTGATGGGGGTCATAGAGAGCGTCTTCCAGAATGTGAAGAGCAAGGACAGGGGAAACAGATAAGGGATCAGTAATACGTTTTTCACTTGCCTGGTATAGCAATCTCGCCAGCGAATCATAGCTACTGGGGCTCAGGAGAGAATCCCGTGAGTGATTTGTAAGAATCAGGTGGAAGCGGGTGAGAACTATAGCCCTGCATGTTACCAGGTTAACCATGTCGTGGTCGTGCTGGTTAATTTTGTACACAGTGCGCATGTGATTTTTAATTTTTTGGCAAACAGCCATTAAAGACATGTCGAACCTCCTTTGGTTCTGTTGCTTGGGGAATCACAGATTATATCCGGAGGAAGGTTCGACACCAGATGAGGCAATTATGGTTAAGGCTAAAAACATGCCAAATCCCATGCCAAAAACTAAGGCAAACAATGAGCCTTATCGCAAGGTAAAAATAACGATATGGGATGATCCCAAATTTAGGGCGTTATCTCCTCTGCCTCCAAGTGGACAGAGTTTGTTTATTTATCTGCTGACCAGTCCATTTACCGGGATTATTCCTGGGTTGTTTAAAGCCGGCGGGCAGCAATGGCTGAAGAGTTGGGGTGGGATATCGAAGCCTTTGACTTAGCCTTAGGCGAAGCCATGAATCTTGGCATGGTGAAAGCAGATATCAAAGCCAGAGTTTTTTGGCTCCCGAATGCTGCGAAACACAATCCGCCAAACTCGATAAATGTCATTAAATCCTGGGCAAAGGCATTTGCTTTAATTCCTGATTGCCCTCTCAAATGGGAGGCAAGGGAATCGCTGAGAGCGGCGTCCTACGGGGTTTCTGAAGCTTTGGGGATGGCATTCGATAAGGCAATCCCTTTGCCTGAGGATAAGCCTAAGGATAAGGCTAACGCTTTGTCATGCGGTATCCAGATAACAGATAACAGATATATAAACCCCACACATAACGCGCGCGTGCGCGAGAGTGCTCCGACCAGTGAGTCGAATTGTGCG